GAACTCGGAGTAAATGAACGCTGTTCCTGTACCCACTTGATTTTGTGACCGCGACCACTTGGAGTGATTTCGTAGTTCTTCGTGTCACCAACCGCGAAGGGTGGCTGTTGGGATTTGCTGAAGACCGTTCCGGTATCTCCGTTTTCCATTGTTACTTCGAACTTAAACATATCGTTCCAAGTTCCCGCGCCTTGCACGTGTGTGATTTTTGATGTAGCCATCTTTTTATTTATTTAATTGTTAAATTGTTTTCGGTATCGGTTGAGCCTATTGCCCAAAGTTCTTTTAAGGTTGGATGTTCTTTTGCGTGGTTATTTATACACTTGTCGCACCACGACTCGTAATCTTCTATCGATGTCCAAACCGCGTAAAGTTCGGTTTCGTAATGCATCTCGGAACATCTTTCGCATCTTTCACCTTCAAAGATGGATGTTGGTGGGTTTATGTTATCGTACATAAGTTCGCTCAGTTAATAGGTCTTCCATTCGTTCCAAAGGACTACGCGGTACACTATTCGCGATATGCTGCGCCAGTGCGTTGTAATCAAGTTGTTCGCTTGGATAACTTGAAGATTGTACACATACAAATCTTTTAGGGTAAGTTAAGTTCAGTTTCATAAGTTTCTATGTTTTACGTTTTTAACTGCGTTTAAAGTAGATTCTAATTCTTGAGGAGTGAATACATCATTAGCGTATTGCTTAACGTATCGTTCAACTGCTAACTTAACAATGGTAAGTTCGCTTGATGTCAGTTGTAATATCCAAAACTTTTCCATAGTTATGCAATTGAAAAGATAAAGATTTCAGTTCTATAAGGTGACTCATTGTCATCGTGACCATATGCGAATCCTTCGTCATCATAGCCGTAAACAAGATTCATCTCATTTGCTTTTTTAATTACGTACTGGTTAGCACTACCCTCATTAACACAAAAACCGAGAAAACATCTTTCACCTTCGCTTAAATCAAAGTTCCTTAAATCATCTCCTCTCTTCAATTTTGGTAAAGATAACAAATCTTTTTCAGTTGCACTTTGGAGATAATGCCACATCGTAATAATGTTTGGGTTTAGGTCATACAATCTAACATCCTTTTCCCAATACATTAACGAATAACGCGCAGTACCTGCAAATGGTTCAATTATTATATCTTTTGTTGGTGGAAGATACAACTTAACTATTTTCGATTTACTTCCGTAATAACTAACCATTGACTAAAATGTTTTTGAGGTTTGGCTTAAAGTACAACTCGCTTTTCATAACCTTTCCATCTGCACGATAGATAGGCTTTCCTTCCTTATCTAACTTCGACATATTAGAACGGTGTACTTCATCGAATAAGGCTTCAAGTTTATCCTCAATTTGTAGGTTACAAGCATAGCCAATTAGTAAATACATTTGGTCAATGATAGCATCAGCAATCTCAACGTGCGTATCTGCTTCAATCATCTCTTCGAGTTCCTCGGTAATGAGTGCCTGGTGAAGTGAATTATCGCAGTCGTGTACGTTGTTAGATAAGGAAGGAAAGCCTATCTATCGTGCGGATGGAAAGGTTATGAAAAGTGAATTGTACTTTAAGCCAAACTTGAAACAAATACTATTAACATTGTAAGTATCAATAAATTGCAATATTATGCCATTCGAAAAAGGACAATCGGGTAACCCGAACGGAAAACCAAAGGGTGCTAAAGGTCAAAAAACTTTACAATGGGAGGCACTCGGTGAATCTATTACAGGACAACAAGCGGAGCAGTTCAATGCGTTCCTTGACAAGTTATGGAAGTCGAGAGATGACCAAGATAAGATGATTGCAAGTGAGTTGTATTTAAAGACACTTGAATATTTCAAACCTAAACAGGCAAGGAATACAATCGTAGGGGATGCGGATTCTCCAGTACAAATTATCATTTCGGATAAACTATGAAGGCGGTTATTGAGTTCGACTTAAACGATGAAATGGATGTACTAACCCACAAAAGGTTTATGTCTATAGATTCGGTTTACTACGTGCTATGGCAATTTACCGAAGAGATGCGAAGGCAGGTTAAGTATAACACTAATAACTACAATGGCGACCAATTAGATGCAATTGAGAAACTACGTGAGACATTTAATGAGTTACTAATAAATAATCAAATAACACTTGACTAATGGAAGAAGCAAGAGAACAACAAATGCACCACACTTACCGCTTATGCGTAATGTTTGGAATGTGGCTACAACAACCTGCGCAAAGAAAGAGGTTAGCTAAAGGATCAATGACCGATTTGTTTCAGGAATGGATTGAGTTAATTAGTAATCAGTTGGGAGATGAGTAAAGTAAAACTTACCCTTGACTATTCGACCATTACGGTTAAGCAATACGTTGACTTCTTAACCAACGAAGGAAACGAGATTGGTCAGGTGTCCGCTATTATGGGACAACCGAAGGACTACGTTAGACAACTTTCACCCGAAGATATTACGAAGGTGATTGATGCGTTCAAATCGGTTATTGAGAATCCTTTAGCAGCACACAAGCATAAATGGAATAAGTACGGTTTTGTTCCCGATATAAACAAGATTTCATTTGGCGAATGGTTGGATTTAGAAACTAATTGCAAGGACTTCCCAAAGAACCTTAATAAGATACTTGCTATTCTTTACCGACCTATTGAATCAGAGATTGGTTCAAAGTACAAAATTGAGACATACAGCTCAGACCATTTAAACAATGCGAAGGTATTTGATGAGATGCCTTTAGCAATCGCAAACGGTGCGCTTGTTTTTTTTTCGAATATCGAAAACGAATTGTTGAATCGTTCCCTCGAGTATTTAGATACAACGATGATAACGGAGATGGAGAAAGCGATAGCGATGATGAAGGAAGCGGTGGAGCAACCAACGACTTAAGCGAAAGATATGGATGGTTTCACGTTATCGAAGAACTTGCGGATAGGGATATAACCAAGTTTGATACTATCACTGCAACACAAGCCAGTACAATCTTCGCGCATCTATCGTACCGGATAGATTATTTTTCTTTCCAAAAACAACTCCTAAAAAACTAATCTTTTGCGTCTTTAAGATATGGCTACAGCATCTTCACTCTATACCTATAATGTCGTGGTAAGCAAGTTTCAGCAATTCGCAGAACAACACGCGTTAATAAGAAGGTTCACTCACGGACAAATCGCACAGGCGGACTTGGAGAAAGAGACCGAATATCCTTGGATGCACGTAACCCCAACGGGAATAAGTTTTGATAAAGGTCAACTTTCGTACACGTTTGATGTGTTCTTTGCTGACCTTCCACGTGACAAAGACGAAAAGACCGAGTATCAAAAACAAGCGATTAGCGATTGTATCTTGTTAGCTTCCGACTTTGTTAATATGCTTGAGTTAGGTCACCTATTCGATGAATCGGTAGTATTGACTACACCAATAAGTGGTTCACCTTTCGTTGAGGAGTTTAGCCACGTTTTAACAGGTGTTCAGTTATCCATTGAGTTAGCGGTAGACTATTTGTGGGATGCGTGTGATATACCTTATATCGGCGACTAATGGCAAAGAAGGTTCAATATACAACCAATACACCAAGTGCCTCAACTGATTACTTGGCAGCAGATAACACTTGGAAACCATATAGTGGAGGTTCAGGTGGTGGTGGCATTCCTCACGGATCAACTACAGGAACTGATACCTACACCACAACCATAAGCGGAGTTACTTCATTAAGTGATGGAGATGCGTTCTTAATTCGTTTCGTTACTGGCAATACTACAGGTTGCACGTTAAACATCAATTCACTTGGTGCAAAAACGTTATATCGTAATAACGATGGCGCGTTGATAGGTGGCGACATTGTAGATGGTGCAGAAATGTTGTGCGTTTATAACTCAACGACTGATACATTCCAAGCCATAGGAACTGCGCCAAACACGTTATTGTCATATGTAACAAATGCAGAATCCACAACCATAACCAAAGGTCAAGCGGTTTACGCATTCGGAGGTACAGGTGACCGATTAACCGTTAAGTTGGCTTCTAATGCAGGTGATTCTACATCAGCTCAAACAATAGGCGTTGTATTAAGTGCATCTATTGCGGCTAATCAAAAGGGTTTAATTATAATGCAAGGTCAAATTGATGGTCTTAATTTATTCCCTACTTCAACTTGGGCTGATGGAGATGCGGTGTACTTGGGTGCAACTGCTGGTTCATTCAGTAAAACCAAACCATTAGCACCTAATCACTTAGTATATTTGGGGTTCGTGACCACCGCAAGTAATGGTAGTGCGGGTAGAATGTATGTTAGGGTTCAAAATGGTTATGAGTTAAATGAGATTCACGATGTTTCATTATCTTCACCTACCAATGGTCAAGTGTTGACTTATAACTCAACGAGTGGGTTATGGGTTAATCAGTCGATTCCTGCTACGACATCAACTCAATTATGGAATTTTCAGTTAGCCAATACCATAGCCACATCAGCTACTACTTGGATAGGTGTTGGTGTTACAGGTGGAACAAACGAAAGCACATCAACGGTTATAATGCCAGTAGCCTGTACTTTGTCCGATATGTACACAATGCACTATAATACAACACAACCCGCTACGGGTAGTCAAGTTTTCACGGTGCGAAAGAATGGAGTTGATACGGCTTTAGCTATTACGATTTCAGCAGGTAGTGTACCAACTACAACACCTTATTCTAACACCGCTAACTCGGTAACGTTTGCCGCAGGTGATAAGTTATCAATACGCAGGGTGAACAATGCTACTGCTACAGGTGGTGCGGTTAATGGATTGTCTTTCAAACTAACTATATGAGATACGAGATAAAAGAACTTGATGAAGGTGTGACAATGATACACGTGTTAGAACAAAACGTTTTCTTCGCGTGGGATGAAAGTGTTGAATACGATTCCTTTCGCGTTGCATTAAATACCAAAGGTATTGAAGCCTTTGTTGATTTGCTTATACAGGATACTAACACCGCTTATTTAACTTTCATAAATGGCTAGTTCACCGCTTAACGATTTAATCAATCAGTTCGGTGCTGACGTTGTCGAAAAGGCAATGCAGAATCTCGGTGCATATCGTACCGTTAAAGGAAAGAAACGTAGAGCGGTTGCGAGTGATACATTAAGAAGGTCACTTGCATATTATTACAATGCGAAGCAAGGTAAGTTAGAGTTCTTTGCCAAAGGTAAAGCGAGTAATTACGCTGATGTAGTTGAGCAAGGAAGGAGAGCAGGTGCAAAAAGACCACCGATTCAAGCAATTATTCAATGGATGAAAATAAAGCCTATTAGGGTTCGTTCTTTGGATGGTAAGATAGTTAAGCAAACACCTGAAAGAATCGAAGCTGCTGCATTCAACATTGCACGTGCCATAGGTCGTAGAGGTATACCACCGCTATTCTATTGGCGCGATGCGGTTAACGAATTAGTGGATTTATATGAGCCACAATTCGCAGAGGCACTTGGAAAAGAAATAAAAATTGTAATTGAAGATAACCTTCAAAAGAAAATAAAAGTATGATAACGACAAAGATTACAGGATTATCCGCGCAGGGTTATGATGAATTAAGCGGTTTAGCCTATTCAAATAATGATGTAGCAGTAACGATGTCATCGGATAACGTGACTGAAGATGGTTTTAAGTACATCTTCAACGTGGGCGATATGGCTACAGGAAACGAATATAAGTTTTACGTTTCACCAAATGCTAATTTTAATGGTGTATTTAACTGCAAAACAATTTTTAATCAGTTAACACCTACTCCAATGGTATATAATACAACTGATGTATTAGTACATATAAGTGAATCAGTTATTTCAAGCCGATTAAATGTTAACCAATTTAGAGTTCAATGTTATGAAGGTTGGAATATAGCAGGTGTTTTTACCGAAGATCAAACTGATTTACAAACTTATTCAATTATGTGCGTATATGGTAGCGGTAAGCAGAACTTTATTGTTATGGGTACAAACGACACGAAGCCATTAGCACTTTGTCAAGCATATGATAACACATTAGGCTTCAGCGCAGAAACGGTAGCGACTGCAATTAACTTACCCGCATCACTTCAAAGTCAAACAATAAACTGGCAAAAGATTTCAAGGTCAAACGTAAGCGGTCAAGAAGATAGCGCATATAGAATACTGTCTTGGATTGCGGATGATACAAGTTTCATTAATGTCAACTATCCATTCTCAACCATTGATAACTTCACGTTCAATTTATACGATGAACTTGGAACTATTATAAGCACGTTTACAATTCCTTTTTCTTTGGGTAGCGGTGCGTTGTACCATTTGCCAACAGGATTAAAGAACCTTGTTGATGGTGGATATATTGACCAAACAACCGCAGATAGTACCGCTTATTGGACTTTGGTAGGTGTTGATGCAGAAGACAACGAAGTAACCGCTAAATATGGTTATTGGATTGAAAGCGATTGTAAGTATAATCCAGTTCATTTGTATTGGTTAAATCAAATGGGCGGTTGGGATAGTTATTCTTTCATTAAGAAAAACGAGAGATCCATCGAGGTCGAAAAGAAACGATATAAGCAATATCTTGGCGACTATAACAACGCGACAACTGACAATCCCTTTTCAACAGAGGCATTCTCAAGGTCATTGACTGAACGCGAACCTATCGTTAAAACCTTTTTGAACTTAAATTCAAATTGGTTAACTGAAAGTGAGTTCAAGTATATGCGCGATTTGTTCCGTTCAAAATCGGTTTGGATGGTAGATGATAACGTAGATGGTTACTCGGTTGTGCCTGTTGTAGTTGAGGACAATAACTACTTAATGCGTAGAGAAAGAAACTCACGCAAGTATAACCAAACATTGCGCCTTCAAATTGCCAACGACAACGAAACATTAAATATTGAGAATACACCTTTCCCAATTCCAGCACCTATAGCTTGTAGTTATTATACAACTTTTGGTTTAATTACAGGTTCTTCTCCGTTGTCATTGGGTACAAACTTTGGTAATGCTGCAAATATTGTAGTTACTAACTCTTCAAGTGGTCGTTATATTTTGGTTAGTGTTCTTAATGCGTTGTCTGAAACACCAACGGCAGGCGAGACCTACTACGTGCGCGTAGATTATACCTTTAATTGTCCATCTAACTTTGTTAGCGCAGGACGAATTGCACTTGGTGACCAATTAACAGGCGGTGGCTCAACTACAAGTTTGGGTGGATTACAATCATTTGGAACTCCAATAATCGCGACCGGTGTATGGGGTACTCATACAACAACTTCAAACAACTACTTTAGATTGACCTTACCGACTTGGTCGGGAGGTACGTTGGTTAGCGGTAATATCTATGTAACGGTTGGTTTTGGTAATTGTCCATAATAACAACAAATGGAAACAGCACTTATAATATATTCACAAGGCGACAATGTACCTACATTGGTTGACCTTTACGAGAACGAGACGATTGCACTACAATTCAACTTTAGTGATATCAAAGATTTAAAGCCACGTGGATCGTATTCACGTACTTTTCGCATTCCTGCAACGCAAACCAACGGAAAGATATTCGGGTTCATACAAGAGAATACGTACCAATTCGCATCGTTCAACCCAAAGCGAAAACTAAACGCAATAATCACGGTTGATACTATACCTATTCTTGAAGGTAACTGCCAATTTAAGGCTTGTTATACTTCCAATGGAGAGGTGAGTGAATATGAGATAGTGTTCTTTGGCAACGTGGTGGACTTCTTTAAGAACATTGGAGACAATGATTTCAAAGGTTATATAGCATCTCAATTACAAGTTGATTTGCCTTACCTTTTATCATATGTTAATTACGATGCTATCAATGCCAGTAACATTGCTTTCTTTGGCTTAACTGATAGAGGTCAAAATTGGGTAGGGATGTTGAACGAAACAATATCACGTTCTATTTATTCTAACTCAATTAACGAAGTGCCAAAGATTAACGAATTAACTTTATTCGTATCTGCTAAATATATCTTTGATAAGATTATTGAGTTAAGTGGTTTCCAACTTGGAGACAACTCTACTACACTAACAACCGAACTTGATACAATGTTTATTCCTTGGACATCCGAGGCGAATTCAACGCAAAGTGTAGGTAACGTTGAAGGTGCAAGATTCCAAATTGAAGGTGGTATTTCAGGACAAACTTTAACAAGCGCAGATTTCACTCAAATAACTGATGCAAATAGTTTAAGTGTATGGTATGCACCTATTCCAAATATGACATTGGGTTTTGATTATGGTCCTAACTTGACTAATAATGTTTACACTATTCCATTTAGTGGTGATTATAATTTGGAGGCTAATTTGATTTGTCAAATTGATTTAGCAGATGCTGCTAATTTGGGTTTTAAATTAGGATTTAAACATACCGAATTTATAAGTGGTGATGTTAATATCATTTATTCCTACGATACGAGTTCATCATTAACTTTTTTCAATACCAATACTGGTCAAATAGTATTGAACCAAGATTTTGGAGCAACAGTTCACGCAAATGATGGTAACATAAATGCAATGAGTTTCTTTCAAGTGAATGATACACTTGAGCCAATTATCATTTATCCGTCTCCTATCATTAGTACACTTCCTTGGGGTGGAACGATGACATTAAATACAGGTTATTTTAAAACTATTCAAATCAATAAACCAAGTTATGGTAATGATATTGATTGGTCAGCAAATGCGCCTGTAATGAAATGTAGTGAGTTCATTGATTCATTGTTTAAGATGTTCAACTTGGTAGTTGTTCCTGACAAGGTCAACCAAAAAGAAATTGATTTCATTCCATTTACTGAATATATCTCACAAGGTGTTTCCAAGGATTGGACTTCATTGCTTGACATTAGTAAGGACATAACGTTAACCGCGACAACCGATTACCAAGCAAGATTAAATAGATGGACATATAAAGAGAGTTCCGATTTATTTAGTAGCATTTACAACACACAAGGAAACCGCGTTTATGGTAGGTTGGAGTTGATTGATCCGCAGAACGACTTTGCAACTGATGAACAAAATATTGAGTTGTATTTTGGTTCAACTCCGATAGTACCTATTAATGCAGCACCTTATTCAATTCCTAAATTTGTAAATAACAATTACGAATATTCAGCACCAACACCACGTATACTTTACAAGACATCCGAAACATTTGATGTTAATGTTTATAATGATGATGGTAATGCAGTTGTAACTACAACAATGAATTTAGTAAGTCATTATTCCGATTTTATACCCGATATTACTTCACGTGATTTGAACTTTGGACAGGAAACACCTTTATGCGAGGTAGTTCTATTCCATACAAGACACTTTACGCGCGTTATTGGAACGAATATATCGAGAACATTTACGCACCTGATGCGCGTGTATTAGAAGCTTTCTTTTCGCTTGAATTTGCAGACATTTACAACTTTAATTTTAACGATAAGATATTCATTAAAGATTCTTATTGGAGAATCCTCTCAATTAGTGATTATGTAGTTGGCACACAAGACACGGTTAAAGTTACTTTGATTAAGCAAGTTACTGCTGAACCCGATTGTCTTTTAAGACCATCTTCAATTAATTCATCGGGTGCTGTTGTTTTTGTTGATGCTGATGATAACCCTGCATTCGCTACACAAATTTGTTGTGAGGTCTATAATTATAATTGGATAGATGGCGGATGTTATGCATTTAGCCGAGATTCCGATGGTACTGGTAAGCCAAAAAGTTTTAACCAAACAACATCAAGTCAAAGTATTATTGAGAAAAACGCACTTATTCAAGTAGATAATACAGTTGTATCATTAAACAACCGCGATACAATAGCACTTGCAAGTAACTCATTTATTGGCGCATCAAATAATGGTAGCATAATTAATGGAACAAATCACTATTTAAGTGATAATTTAGGTGCGGTTAACGTGTTAGGAAGTACATCCTATGTATTAAATGGTGGTGTTACTATCGGTAGCGGTGGTGAATATCGCGGTGAGATGCAAAACGGATTGATTCCTGTATGGGGTAAAGGTGACTTTACCAACGATACGACATCCATTACTTTGGCGGCTTATGGTTCGACTTATATTAATATGCCTGATGACTCGGTTTGGTTGGTTAAGTTGCGTTTAATGGTTGGTCAAGTGGGTGCGTTAATTGATGCATCAGTTAGCGGTGAGTATAATCTACATATTGCTCAAAGCGGTGGAACTATAAGCCTTAAAAACGTGACCACAATAGACGAAACACCTATTGACATAGATGGCAACTTTGTTATAGATTTAGATGTGGTAGGTAGTACCTTTGCAATACTTGTAACATTAGACAACGCAACTACTTATCCGTACAATTCAATAAACATTAGCGGTCAATTAACTTACACACAATACCATTATGAATAACCCACACGACACATTTAAAAACATCAAAGAAATGTTGAAGCACGGAATAGGTAAAGACCTTCCGAGCAAAGAAAATAAGTTACCAAATTGGTTAACAAAGTCCATAAATTTCGTGATTTCTGCGTCTTTAATTATAGGCATTATTTACCTCATTAAATCATTGTTCTAAATGGCTACACAAAAGACAGTTGTTGAAATAGATATACAAGGAACGGAGAAGGTTGAATCTATGCGTTCTCAAATGCGTAGATTACGCGAAGAGTTGGCGCGATTACCTGAAGGTTCTGCAGAATTTAAAAAAGTTGAGAGGCAATTAGGAGAATTAAAAGATAAAGTTGATGACCTTAATAGGTCAGTCAATACGTTAGCGGGTGATCCATTAGAAAGGCTAAATACTTCTTTTAGTATGGTTGGCTCTTCTTTGATGTCTTTAGATTTTGGTGGTGCAGTTACTGGTCTAAACGGTATGGCATCAGCTATTAAAGATATCAAAATGCAAGATATCGTAAATGGTGTTACAGCACTTGGAACGGCTTTCGTAAATCTTGGTAAGTCATTACTTACAAATCCTATATTTTTAGTAGCGGCTACATTGACTGCAGTTGGTTTAGCATTGTATGAGTATGGTCAGACAATGCCATTTGTAACGGATGAGACAAAGAAACTTGCACAAGCTACACACGAAGCGACATTAGCAAGTGAAAAGGCATTAAAAGCATTTGATTTAGAGGAAAGAAAGTTACGCGCGTTGGGTGTAGCAGAACAAGAAATAGTTAAAGAACGTAGAAAAAGAACAAAAGAAACTTTAGAAACATCAAAAAACGAATTAGAAGCTCAAAAAAAACAATTAGAAGAACTTCAAAAGTCAGCAGATGCAAGTAAAAAACGCATACAAAAAACTTATTTAAGTGGTGGTATGACTCTCTTATTTCAAACTGGAATAGAGAAATTAGGCGAAGCATTTGGATTAGTTGCATCTGAAGAACAAGTTACAGACCAAACTAAAAACATTGATGAATTAAAAAACAAAATTGCAGAGTATGAAGTTCAAATTTTTGAACTTGATAAGAAAGAAAAAGATATTGTTGAGAAGAAAGAAGTAAGGCAACAAAAAGAAATTCAAAAAGAACGTGAAAAAACAAAATTTGAAATTGAAAATGTTACTTCACGTGAAGCACAAAAATTAGAAGTTGCAAAACAAGCGGGACTTTCATTAAATAAAATCTCTGAAGATTTAGCCAAAAGTAGAGCGGCAAGTGAATTACTAATTGAAGAAACAAAAAGACAAAAGTTAATAGAAGGAGAAAGAGCATTTCAAAAAGCAAAACTATCTATTGCAGCAGATGCAATAGGTGGTTTAATGGACTTGAATAGTGCGTTAGTTGATAGCGGAATAGTTGACGCGAAGAAAGGATTTGAGATAGCAAAAACTTTGGGTATTGCACAGGCTACAATATCAACTATTGAAGGTACTCAAAACGCATTTACAACCGCTTCAGCAAGTCCTATAACAACTGTATTTCCTGCATATCCATTTATTCAGGCGGGTATTGCGGCGGCAGCAGGTATCGCACGTATTGCATCAATTAGAGCGCAGAAATTCAATGGAGGTAGCACACCGCCTGCACCAAGTCCAAATGGTGGCGGTGGTGGTGGTGGTGGGGGTTCAGCCCCTGCAGTTGATTTATCTTTCTTAAATGTAAATGGTAATAAAGCACAACCTTTACAAGCCTACGTATTAGCGACTAACGTAAGTAGCGCACAAGAAGCGGAACAAAAAATCAAAGACCAATCAAAAATCATAAAATAATGGAAGAAGTAAAAGTAATCGAATACACAATAGATGACAGCGGTTATCTTGGAGTAAATGCAATCTCATTAGTAGAAAATCCTGCTATCGAAGTTGACTTCGTGGCATTGTCAAAAACGCAAGTTAAACAAGCGGCAATCGAAGAAGGTGAGCGCAAGATGTTGTATGGTGCGGTAATGATTCCCGACCAACTTATTTACCGCGTTAATGGTGCAGGTGAGGCTTACTATTGTAAATACTCAAAGGACACTATTAACAAGATAGCGCAAGAGTATTTAAAGCGCAATATGCACCACAATTCTAACCTTGAGCATCAAGTACCTGTAGCAGGTTGTGTAGTTGTTGAATCGTGGATTAAAGAAGGCGAACACGATAAGAGCCAAAACTTTGGTTTCTCCTTTCCGGATGGTACTTGGTGCATTGGTATGAAAGTAGATAACGATGAAGTGTGGAATGACATCAAACAAGGTAGTGTTAAAGGGTTTTCTTTGGAAGGTTTCTTTACTGAAATGAGTGAAGAGTATTTAGCCGAGCAGGAGATTGAGAAAATTATGAAGGCATTAGCCGATGAATTAAGCGCGTTGTAATAGATTACACCAGTGCAGGTGTATTGTTTACCCGACAAACAAAGAACCCCCTACGTTTAGGGGGTTTCTTCGTTGAACTTAAAAACAATTAGAAAAATGAACAAACATTACCCGAATGGGATGACACAAAAGTAAAAACAAATTTGAGTTTATGCGTCTATTATACAAAGTAATTATCAACACTATGAGTAAAGTTAACGAAATCGTTTCCAAGTACGCAGAGAAACTAAAGTCCTTTGGGGTTAGTTTGTCAGCAGTTGAGGAAGCGGTAGAGCAAAAACAAATGGCTATGGCTGTACTCGCTGATGGTACTGAAGTCTACTCACCAGATGCTGAATTCGGTATCGGTTCTGAAATCTTTGTTATGGATGCAGAAGGTAACCCTACACCTGCTCCCGATGGAGAACACGAAACCGCCGAAGGAAAAATCTTGGTTGTAGTAGAAGGCAAAATCAGCGAAGTAAAAGAAAAGCCAGAAGAAGAAGAACCAAAGGTTGAGATTGAAATCGAAGAAGTTGAGCAATCATCTTTCGATGGAGTTTCACGCGAAGAGTTCGAGAACACTATCAACAAATTGATTGAAGGCTTTGAAGCCAAGATTAACGAGTTGACTGCTGAAAAGCAAAACCTATCTGCAACTATTGAGAAGATGTCTAAAGCACCTGCTACCGAGTCGGTGAAGAAGTCTAATCCAGTTGCACAAAAACAAAGCGCAGAACCTACACCATTCAGAGCAATGGATGCACGTTCACGCGCATATCAAATCATAAATTCTAAAAAATAAAAAAAATGGCTATTAGTATTACAAGTACATACGCAGGTGAATTAGCATTACCATACATTCATGCTGCTTTGTTGAGTGGTGACACTCTTGCAAAAGGTTACGTTACATTGAAAGAGGGAGTTAAGTATAAGGCAGTTCTTAAGAAATTGTCAAGTGCTAACTTGGTTCAAACATTTACTTGTGATTTCCAAGATCCAACTGATTTGACTTTGACTGAAGCAGTTTTGACTGTAACAGATTTGAAAGTTAACTTGGAAATTTGTAAATCAGAGTTCGCAAAAGATTGGGAAGCTGCTCAAACAGGTCGTGGATTCATCAACGATGTTGTTCCTGCTAACTTCACTGATTTCTTGATTGGTTACGCTGCTGCTAACGTTGCTCAAAACATTGAGTTTACAATCTGGCAAGGTGATATTACAGTAGGTTCTACTTATCCTGCTTTTGATGGTTTTGAAAAGAAATTGAAGGCTGCTTTGTCTGGTTCTGCTGACCAAACTTGGGGAGCTACAATGACTGCTTCAACTATCATTGCTAACTTGACTGCTTTGGTTGCTGCTTTGCCTGCTGCCTTGATTGGTTCACCATCAGTTAAAATCTATATGAACCGTTACACTGCTCAAATGTATAAGCAAGCTATCGCAGCTTTGGGTTATGCTTTCGAGTACAACGCGTTTAAAGAATTTAACATGCAGTTTGACGGATATGACATTTATGTTTGTCCTGGAATGACCAACGGAACTGTAGTTATCGCAGAGCCTAACAACTTGTTCGTAGGTGTTGATGCTAACTCTGACTTCGCTGAAGTTAAAGTTGTTGATATGTCTATGACTGATGCATCTGACCAAGTACGTATGGCTATGAAATTCCGTATCGGAGTTCAAATCGGCTTCACAAGTGATTGTGTAATCGGACACAACTAATTAAACACAAGTAAAAAGGTGGGGGAATAAGTCCCCTGCCTTTTATTGTAAATAATAACAATTAAAATTATAATAATATGGCTTGTGATTTAACCGCAGGATTTGCACTTGATTGTAAAGAGGGTGTAGGTGGTATTAAGGCTATCTTCTTGGGTCAATTAGCAGACTTTGAAAATGGAGTTTCTGTTGACCCTGGATCTCAAGAAATTGATGCTTTATCTACTGCGACTATTTATCAATATGTATTGCCTAAGCATACAGGAAACTTTACCGAAGAAGTACAAAGTTCAGTTGAAAACGGAACTATTTTCTACACTCAAACAGTAACCGCTACTTTCTTTAAGTTGACTGCTGCACGTAGAAAGCAACTTGAATTAGTTGCTAAAAATCGTCTTGTTGTATTTGTACAAGATAACAACGACAACATTTGGATGATTGGAAAGGTTGATGGCGCTGAAGTTACTGCAGCATCTACTGCTACAGGAACTGCTAAAGGTGATTTGAACGGTTATACCATTACATTTACCGCAGAAGAAGCCCACAAGGCTTACCGCTTGGAGTCGTATAGTACAACTCCATTTGATAACTTCGGTTCTATCACCGTTGTAGCACCAACTATTTAATTTATATTTGTTTAAAGGATGAATTACCTTCAAACGAATACCGCATCGCAGACCCTTCTCCTTTCTTTAAAGGAGGGGGTTTTGCTTTTTGATACAACGTATACGGATTACTTACTTGTAATTCAAAACGAAATTACTTTAGAAACATTTTATGTTATACCTGCTCAAATCAGCGAGAACGATAGGGTTACGACTTTGGCAATTAGTACAAATGACGATAATCCAACTAATGGTTCTATCCTTGTTGTTAATGGTGGGCGTTATAACTTCATTATATACGGTCAAAATTCAGATACTAATCTTGACCCACAAAACGCGGATGTGGTTGGTGAGATTAAAAGAGGGTTTATCCAAATGGAAACTTTGGTGAACTATTACGACCAACCAAACATAATTATTCCAAGTGATATTGAGTACAATGGATAAAACAAAATCAATCGTTGACAGGTTTAGCGCAACTCAAGTAGAGTTGGCAAAGTACGTTAAAATAGAGCCTATCGAATTTGAGGATAGAAAGGGATGGGTGGCTTATGGTGAAGGAAATCACTTTCCGCAATACTTGATTGAACTATATAACACTTCACCTGTTCACGGTGCGTTGGTAAATAGTATCTCATTTATGATAGCAGGAAAAGAATTTACTGCTGCATCACAAGTTACCTTACGTGAGATTCAACGATTGAAGTTAGATAAGGTCTTGCATTCAACAGCACTTGATTTAAAGTTGCACGGTGGATTCTATTGGGAAGTAATTTGGTCAATGGACAGAAGCACCATTGCTCAAATAAACCACTTGCCATACGAGAACTGCCGATTGGCTTGTTCCGATGATAACGATGATGTGACTGGTGTTTGGTATTCACGCGATTGGAGTGATACACGTAAGAAGAAAAACAATCCCCACTATATTCCTTTCTTTGACGTAAATACCAAAGAGGAAAACCCGAAACAAGTGATGTTTCAGCATTCAATGATGGTAGGTAGTGAATATTACCCGAAGCCCGATTACATCGGATCTATTAATTGGATTGAATTAACTCGTCAAATTGGAGAGTATCACGTAAACAATATTTTAAATGGATTCTTTCCTTCTTTGATTGCATCATTTAACAACGGAATCCCTACACTTGAAGAACAAAGAATGATTAAACAGCAACTGCAATTAAGCATTCAAGGTGCTGAAAACGCAGGGAAGGTATTGACATTCTTCAATGAGGAACGTGACAGAGGTGTAGAATTTACCGCTTTCCCTATTTCGGATAGTGATAAGCAATACGAGTTCTTAAGTACCGAGAGTACAAACCAAATTTTGATTGCTCACCGCGTAACAAGTCCTTTGTTATTTGGTATTCGTGATGGTGGTGGATTGGGTTCAAATACCGATGAATTGAAAACATCAATGTACTTGTTCACGAAGCAAGTTATTGAGCCTTTCCAACGTATTATATGCGATGGAGTGGATGAAATATTGAGAGCTATTGCAGTTCCACAAGGGGTTAAGATTGCGCCAAATGATTTATTTGTTCCGGAACAAACAACCGAAGCACCTGTAACGCAGTCAACTGAAAAAAAAAAAGTTAAGCACGAACACGAAACCATTTCTCAAAAGTTTGAGAGCTACGCACCAACCGATGAAATGGCAAACGAAGCCGAGTTAGGTTTAAAGTGGCGCGAAGAGTATGGTAGAGGTGGAACGGAAGTTGGTGTTGCACGTGCGAGAGATATAAGCAACAAAAGAAATTTATCTTTGGATACAATTCAAAGAATGAATAGTTACTTTTCAAGGCACGAAGTAGACAAACAAGCGAAAGGTTGGAATCAAGGCGAAGAGGGTTTCCCGAGTGCAGGTCGTGTGGCTTGGCAACTATGGGGAGGTGATGCAGGTAGAGATTGGGCGAAAAGAATTTTGGAAAGAGTTGAGCAATCTACGCACGTTTGCCAATCAAGTGTTGACGATTTCACCGATGAAGAAGGAAAACAATTCCTAAAACACCTTGCCGAATGTGGTGAGTTGATTGATTTAAATGAGTGGGAACTTGTTGAAGAATGTGAGGTTGGTGATTACGATGCTGAAGAAAACTTTACCAAAGTAAACCAAGCACTTGATTCATATGCTGACCCTGACCAAAAAAGTAAACTTGATGCAGGACTTTATAAGGTGCGTTATAGATATTCAACTTGGATAAGTGAAAAGTCACGCGAGTTTTGTCGTGAAATGGTACGACTTTCGAAGGGTGGAATTGTTTGGAGATACGAGGATATTCAGGAAATGAGTTCAGCAGGTGTTAACGGACAATTTGCTGAACAAGGCAAAACAACCTATAATATCTTCCGGTACAAAGGCGGTGTTAATTGTCATCATTTTTGGATGAGAGCAATTTATAAACGT